CAAACTTCTGTGCAGACTTTGAAAAGAGCCTGGACAGAGGTAAGATTGCTGACGACGTGTTTCTTGGTTTCAAGAGACACGGAGCGCTCCCCGATTTTTAGGAGGTTTGCTTCAGCTTGTATTTGACCGCGAATCTGGTGTCCTATTGGACGTGCCCAACTTAAATGCGATCTACTTCATTAGGCAAATATGCCTGATGAATAAGAAAATCGAACATGAGTGCAGCGATGCACGCGTGCAAGACGCATTTGAGCGGTACGTTCGAACAAATGACGAAGTCGATGCTTGGGAGTATGAGAATCGCCACGCTTTTAGAGCTGGTTATCCTACATATGACAAGCATTCCCATGATTCGGAAGATGATAATCTTCCGACTGAGTGGTTCCACTTCCGAAAGGTAGCGGACCTTCTTTGGAATCAAACGATCTTCAAGGATAGTTTATTCATCCCTGAAGCTATCGTTCCAAAACATGGGCCTGGTGCTACTGCTGAGAGAGTGTCTGCTAACAGCAAATACAATCTTAGGCGGTGGCATGAGCGACTTGAGGTGAACTTTCCCTCGGATCTCTTTGCAATCCCTAGTTGGAATTACGCGGAGGATCTGGAGAAGCTCACTTACGTCAGCCCGGACGATGAGCAGCCCGTTAGGGTTGTTCAAGTTCCTAAAACGTTGAAGACTCCACGAATTATCGCCATAGAGCCTGTGTGTATGCAATACACACAGCAATCTCTTATGGAGGTGCTCGTGCCTCTCCTCGAAAAGTCCGACGCCTTTAACGGGGCATTGGGCTTCACCGATCAAACGGTGAATCAAGAGAGGGCTCAGAGTTCTTCTGCAGACGGTAGTCTCGCGACTATTGATCTGAAGGATGCTTCTGATAGAGTTTCCAATCTGCTCGTGTACGATATGTTGACACAGACGCCCGTTTTTCGGGCTGCTTTGTTCGCATGTCGTTCGCGTACGGCAGACATACCTGGCCACGGTATTCATATTTTGGCTAGGTTTGCGTCTATGGGTTCTGCTATGTGCTTTCCGATTGAGGCGATGGTTTTCTATACCATTGTTTTGTCGGCGATTACACGTAGCATGGGGCATCGGTTGAGCAAGAACCTTCTTAAGGAGGTTTCAGCTCAGGTGCGCATCTACGGAGATGATATTATTGTCCCCGTAGAATATGTGCAAATCGTGATGAGTGAGCTCGAATATTTTAATCTTCGAGTAAACACCAATAAGACTTTCTACACTGGTAAGTTTAGAGAGTCCTGCGGGTTGGACGCATATGATGGCGTACCGGTAACTCCGGTTTACGTCCGTCGTATGTTACCTACATCACGACAGCACGCTGAACAGATGATGTCAACCATCAGTTTACGCAATCAGCTTTACAAAGCTGGTTGCTGGACCTCGGTTGAATGGCTCGATCACTATATTAGGCGGCTTGCGCCGTTTCCTGTAGTGACTGAAACATCTGCCATTAAAGGTCGAAACTCTTTTCTGGGTTACCAGAAAGGGCTTCGATGGGATACAAATCTTCATCACTGGACTGTTAAAGGTCTAGTGGTGAAATCCCAAGCCAGGTCATCAATTCTTGATGGCCAGGGTGCTTTAATGAAGTACTTCTTGAAGAGGGGTGAAGACCCTTCGTTTGACAAGAGGCACCTTCAGTTTGCTGGACGGCCTGTGTCCGTTTTCACTAAAACACAGTGGGC